TCTGGAGCTCGGGGACAAGTTCACCTTCGAGACCACCGCGCCCCATTACTCGACGACCGAGCTGGCCGGCGCCATCGCCGCGCTCAGGACCTATTTCCAGGGTGCGCCCGACTTCACGCTGGATGCGATCGTCCTCACCGGCACCAACGAGACGGGCAGCGAGGCGGCCACGGTGTTCGGCGCGCTCGACGTCCACCTCACCTCGCTCGAGGCGATCTATCGCTACGTCGGCGGCATCATGGACGCGGGCTCCGCCGACACCCGCGCGGCGGTCAAGACTGCGTTCGCTTCGGTCGCCTCACGCCGCATCTCGGTGGTCTATGGCGAGCAAGTCTGCGCGACCAGCAAGGCGTTCGCCGGCTTCGGCGCGCCTCGCACGCCGCTTCTCAATAGCGTGGCAGCGCGCGCGGGGCGCGTCGTCGTCTCGACAGACCTGGCGCGCTTTGCGGACGGGCCACTGCCGGGCGTCTTGGCGATCACGCACGACGAATTCGTCACCGAGGAGATGGACGCGGCGAAGTTCACTACCGCCAGGACCTGGGCTGGCGTCGCGGGCTTTTATCTCACCAACGCCCGCATGAAGTCGCCGGTCGGGTCTGACTATCTCTACTGGCAGCACCGCCGGGTCATGGACGTCGCGAGCCGCGTCACCTACGCGGCGCAGCAGCAGTTCGTGTCGGCGGAGTTCCGCACCAACCCGGACGGCAGCATCGACGAGCGCGAGGCGGTGATCGTGGAGGAGACCGTCCGGGAAGCGCTCGAGCAGGCGCTGCTCATTCCGAAGAACGCCTCCGGGCGCGCGGGGCAGGTCACGGCGATCGACTATGCGGTCGACCGCGCCGCGAACATCACGAGCACGCAGATTCTGCCGACCACGGTCGCTGTGCAGCCCTTGGCCTATGCCAAGCGGTTGAGCACTGAGATCGGCTTCGCCCTCAACGTCACCGCGTAAAGGAGCCGATCATGCCTGGTGTTCTCCAACAGTTGGTCCCCGGTCACGCCATCTCCTTCACCTCCTACGAGGCGGTGGTGGCGGGGATGCGGATCGCACTTCAAAGCGTCAATTACGAGCACGGCCTCGAGATCGGCGAGCTCCGAGGCTCGGGCCCCTACGTGCTCAGGACCACGCGCGGGGACTACTCCGCCAATGGCTCCTTCTCCGCGTACATCGAGGACATGGCGGCGCTGCGTAAGGCGCTGCAGTTGCTGCCGCCGGCGCTGGCGACTGGCTACATGGAAAAGTCCTTCGCGATCCTCTGCACGTATTCCGAGCCCGTCTCCGGCAGGACGCTGGTCGACCGCATCGCAGGCGCGCGCATCATCCGCGAGCGCGACGGCCACCAGCGCGGCACCGACCCGCTCGTCGTGGAGGTCGACATCTTCATCCAGCGCGTGATCAAGGGCGGCCTCCACGCGGTCGTCGACAACCTCGGCAAGCCCTTCTGATTCAGTTGCCACACAACCCCTAGAAAGGAGTCACGGATGGCTCAGTCTCCGATTCATCTGGTCCCGGGCGGCGCAGAGCCGACCCTCAGCAAGACCGACATCATCAACTTGCAGACGCAGCACGGCGATGACTTGATCCACACCGTGCAGGGCGGCAAGACGTACGTCTTTCGCTCGCCGACGAGGGCGGAGTGGATGCGGTATCAGAGCACCCTGCGCATCGTCGACAAGCGCAACGGCAACATGACCGCGCCCGGCGAGCAGCTGTGCTGCGACTGTCTGGTCCACCCGGTGAAAGACGACGGCGAGCCCGACATCCTCGCCGTCCGCGCGCTGTTCGATCGGCGTCCGGGGCTGCCGCTGAACATCGCCTCGAAGCTGCAGGACCTGGCCGGCGCAGGCGACGAGGAGCCGCTGGCAAAACTCTAGGCCACCTCCGCGCGCGCCCGTGGGAGGCGGCGGTGGCGTTGCTCGCCGTGCTCGACCCTAAGGCCGAGCCCGAGCTGAGACTCGAGGGCGCGCTGCTCCTGTGCGACGCGCTGGCGGACATTCACTATCTGCGCTCCGCGATCGTGGAGCTCAAGACTTGAGGGGTTTCGGATGGCCGGTGGTCCCGAGTACGTCCTGAAGCTTCTCGACAAGCTCACGGCGCCCGCCAAAAAGATGGCCTCCGCCCTCAAGGGGCTCGGGCGCGAGCAGAAGCTCGTGCAGAAGGCGACCAACGAGGCCGAAAAAGCCGTCTCGAAGATGGGCATGGCGACCATGGGCGCGGGCAACCTCGCAAGCGCGGGCGCGGCGGGGCTCCGTCAGTTCGCCGCTGCCGCCAAGGCGGCGCAGGTGGCGCAGATGCGCGGCGGACGCCTCAACGCCGCCGGCCGGCTGGTCGATGACAAGGGTCGCTTCCTCTCGGGTGGTGGGCTCCCTCGGCGCTCCTTTGGCGGCAAGCTCAAGGGGGTCCCAGGGCTCGCCGCGCCCGCTGCGGCCAGTGGTGGAGGCGGTGGTGGCTGGGGCGCCGCGCTCGCCGGCGGAGCCAAAGGAATGGTGGGCGATCTGTCGGCCCTCAACACCGCCGCCGGCAAAGCGATGTCGGGGTGGAAAGACATGGCGGGCGCGTTCATGTCGACACCGCTCGGGATGGTCGCTTCCGGCGTCAAGGCGGTCGGCGGGGCGCTCTGGGACCTCGGCAAGTACCTCGCCAGCTGCGCCTGGGACGCTGCGAAGCTGAGCTACGCGCTCAGCGCGCTGGCCGCCGCCTGGGTCACCAAGGAGGTTCTGCAGTCGGCCATCTTCGCGGAGCGCGCGCGGCTGTCGTTCGCGGCGCTCACCGGCTCGGTCACCAAGGGCGCCGCAGCGTTCGTCGCCGCACGTCGAACGGCGATGGAGCTCGGCATGGGCATCGAGGAGACCTCGCAGGGCTTCATCGACCTCATGGCCGCGCAGTTCACCGTCGCGCAGTCGGAAGCCCTGGTAAAGCTGTCCACGGACCTCGCGACCGTCACCGGGCATGCGGATGCGGCGGGACGCGCCATCAACGCCATCTCGAAGATCAAAGCCACCGGGCGCCTGCAGGGCGACGAAATGATGATGTTGGCGGAGGCAGGGCTATCGCTTGACCTCGTTTACGGCCACCTCGAAAAGCGTTTCGGCAAGACGCGTGAGCAGATCATCAAGATGCAGGCCGCCGGCAAGATCAGCGCGGTCGAGGCCATCGACGCCATCCAAAAAGCCATCATGACCAAGCTCCACGAGAGCAAGCCCGGCGAGGCGGCGAGCAGGTACGCCTTCTCGACGTTCGGCGGCGCGTGGAAGCAGCTGCAGAACGCCCCGAAAAACTTTCTGCTCCGCGTCGGCGAGCGAATTGACACCTCGCCGCTGCTCGAGGGCATGCGCAAGCTCGTCAACGCCTTCAACACCGCCGACGGCGGGCAGCTCGTCGGCTTCGTCAACCAGATGGTGCGCGCCCTGGCCCGTGCGGCGGAGCTGGTCCCGCACTTCGCGGCGGGCTTCTCCGCATCGTTTGATCGCATCATCAAGGCGCTGACCCTCGGCGATGCCAAGGGGGGCGAAGACACCGCGCGGCGCATGGGCGAGATGTTCGGCAACTTCCTCGCCAAGTCGATCGAGCTGGCCGGCAAGCTGCTCCCCGTCATCGAGAAGCTGGCGACCAAGTTCGCCGAGGGCTTCAACGTAGACAGCCTGGTGGCGACCATCGACAAGATGGACTTCGCCAAGATGGGCGAGGACTTCGGCGTGATCGCCAAGGGCCTCGGCGAAATCTACGGCGCAGCGGTGAAGCTGATCCCGCTCTTTGGGGGAAGTGCGCAACTCGCCGTCAAAGCCCTCACCGAGCCGGACTTTGGTGGTCCAGGCGGCACGATCAAAAAGGCGACCGTCAACGCCAAAGGAGAGTCGCTGTCGGAGGAGCAGATGAAGATCCGGTCGGTCCTCCAACCCCATTGGAGGGGCGAGGGCTGGCTCAATGACATCAACCGCTGGTCGGGCGGCGTCACGCCGGAGACCTTCTACGACCCGACCGGCCAGACGCCGGGGTTTGAAGCACGCCCGGGCGAGCCATCGCTCCGCGCGGGGGCGGGCGGTGGTGGCCAGTACACCGCGAACGTGACCGTCGTCGGCAGCAAGGACCCCGCTGAGGCCGCGCGGCTGGCCGAGAAGGGTACCCGGCGCGCGATGGAACAGTTCGCCGACGGACCGCTTAGCGAGGCGCCCTGATGCCGATTCCACACTGGGAGGACAGCCCCGCCGAGTGGGATTCCCTCACGCTCGGCGCGTGGGTCATGCCGGGGGTGTGGACGGTGGACTTCTCCGTGCGCCGCGAGATGGACGTCAAAAAGGCGGTCAGCACCGACGGCGCGCGGCTCAAGGACAAGGGCTACCAGCCCCCGCAGCTGACGCTGATCGGCCGCATCTACGGGCGCGAGGAGTGGGACGCGCTGCAGAAGATCATGCCGAGCATTCACCCGCGTCGAAAAGGCGCGAGCAGAAAGCCCTTCCGCATCACGCACCCCAAGACGCTGCTCATGGGCATCGAGAACATCTTCATCCACGAGATCGACGCCGTGGACGTCACCCGGGGCATTCTCACCATCGAGCTCCGGGCCTACGAGTGGACCCCGCAGCCGAAACCCGTGCAGAAAGCGTCGGAGACGCCCGAGGGCCCCGGCGGCGGCAACGATGCCTACCGCAACCCGCTCGAGCCGCCGGCGGCGCTAGGCCGCTTCCCTGGGCAGCGCGGCGTGCGCCTTGACCCCACCAACCCGGACGACGTCGGCGTCGTGACGTTCACCACGGTGGAGCTCTGAGTGCAGGTCCTCTGCAACGGCCGCCTCGTGCTGGCGGGGACCTTGCGCGAGCCGGCGCGCGGCGCGTGGACCGCGCGGCTCGAGCTGGACGCCGAGGACGGCGATCTCGACGGCGTGGTGGATCTCGCCATCGGAGACGCCAGGTGGTCGGGCTGGGCAGTCGGAGACGTGGAGGGCGGGCGCACCATCGTCCGCGTCGTCGGCGGCCAGGATGGGCTCCGAGAGCGGCTCCACGCCCGCTATTACTTTCGGACCACGGTGCGGCAGGTGGTGGAGGACATCCTGCGCGAGACCGGCGAGAAGCTCGACCCGGACAGCGACCGCGTGGTGCTGGCGATGGCGCTAGGCCGCTGGGCCAGGGCCGGGCTCGAGGCGCAGTCCTCGCTCACCGCCGTCCTCAAGCAGGCCGGCGCGAGCTACCGCGTCACCCGGCGGGGGCTGGTGCTGGTCTTCAAGGCGGACACGTTCCCCACCGTCTCGATGAAGTACGTGCTCACCAGCCGCGACCCGGCGCTCGGGACGATGGAGATCACGCCCGAGGACAGCCCTCTTGCGCGCCCTGGCGTGGCGGTCGACCAGCATCGGGTGGTGGAGGTGCTGACCGAGATCGAATCCGGCACGGTCACCCAGACGCTCACGCTCGAGGACAAGTCCGGTCGCACCCGCGGGGCTGCGGCGCAGTTTCTCGAGGCGACCCGCCGCACGGTCGAGGGCCCGCTGCTCTTTTCGCAGTGGTACCCGGCCAAGGTGGTCAAGCAGGAGTCGGACGGCACGGTGGAGCTGTACCCCGACCACGAGGGCATCCGCGGCAACGGCATCACCAAGGTCCCCATCCGCCACGGGCTACCCGGCGTCACCGTGAAGGTGAAGCTCGGCGAGCGTGTGATCCTCTTCTTCGAGGAGGGCGACCCGCTCAAGCCCGCCTGCGCACTCTGGCCCGACGGGTCGAGCGTGCTCGAGGTGGTGCTCTCGGCCGACACGCGCATCACGCTCAAGAGCGACACCTGCCTCGGCGCGGCGGAGGCGACCCACCAGCAGGTCCTCGGCGACATCCTCAAGACGCTGCTCGAGCAGCTGACGGTGCCGACGGCGCTCGGTCCCTCCGGCACGCCCATCAACGCGCCGGCGTTCGCGCAGTTTCTCTCCCAACGCCACAAACTGGATCGCTGATGCCGCTCAACCTCGCCGCGCTGACGAGCTCGCCCGGATTGCCTGGAGCGGGCGGCCGCGACTACCCGCTGACACGCGAGCTGTGCGCGGCCGAGTGGGGGACGGCGGTGGGCGCGTACGCCGCCGCGATTGTCCCGCCGTCGCTCACCGTGTCCGCCGCGCAGGCGAGTCTGCAGACTGCGCTCCTCGCTGCGTTCTCGTCGCCGTTTCCGGGCTCGCTCGCGCAGCTGGAGCTCGCCTTCAAGACGTTCGCCACCTCGGTGGGGCTCGGCATGGCGCCGGCCTTCGTGGCGGTCCCGCCGGTCGGGCCGGTGGGCTTCTCGGCTGCGTTCGCGCCGCCCTATGCGCCGTCCCGTGCGGAGGCCATCGCCCGGCTGGCGAGCGTGATCGACACCTGGATGCGGACGGGGCTGGCGACCATGGTGGCGCCGCCTTACACGGTTCTGCCCTGGAGCTGAAGCATGGCCGACCTCGGCAACGACCTCGCCTGCGTCACCGACATCGACCCGTCGCTGCCGCTGGTCGAAGGGCGACGCGCGCTGGCGGAGGCGATTGTCCGCCGCTGGATCACGCCTCCGGGCGGGCTCTTCTACGCACCGAGCTACGGGGCGGGGCTGCTCCTGACGCTCCACGGCGGCATCCAGTCGGTCGAGCGCATCGCCACGGAGCTGCAGAACGAGGCCCTCAAGGATGAGCGAGTGCGGGAGATCGACGTCCGCGTCGCGCTCGAGGGCGACATGCTGCGCGTCTCGGCGCGCGTCACCGACGCAGCGGGGCCGTTCCGCTTCGTCCTCGGGGTCTCGGAGCTCACCCTCGACCTGATGTTGGAGGCGACCTGATGCCGCTCACCCTCGCGCAGCTCACCAAGGTCGTGACCGAGGAAGAAGCCCTCGAGCTGCTTCTCGGCGAGCTGCAGGCCCTCAAGATCAACGCGCGCGCCTGGCAGGAGGGCTCGGTCCCGCTGACGCTCGTCCGCGTGTTCGCGCGCACCTACGCCAACTTCACCGAGGTGGTCCGGCAGCTGACGGAGGCGGGCTTCAACGAGACCTCCACCGGCGAGTTCCTGGACCTGTTTTCAAAGAGCCACTATCGCAACGGCAGAAAGCCGGCCGTCTCGACCGAGGGGCTGGTGCGGATGACCGCGTCCTCCACCTCGCCGGGGCCGTTCTCGTTTGGCGCGAGCGAGCTTGTGTTCGCCGACTCGATCACGGGGCAGGCATTTCGGAACGTCGACCCGGGCCTCATCAACGCGAATGAGTCGGTCGATCTCCTGGTGCGGGCGGAGGCGCCGGGCTCGGTGGGCGATGTCGCCACCAACACCATCACCGTCATGCGCACGCCGCTCGCGGGCGTCTCGGCGGATAACCCGCTGCCGTCTGGAGCGACCAGCTGGATCACCAAGAACGGCTCCGACGTCGAGAGCGACGAGGCGCTGCGCGAGCGCAACGCCAGCAAGTGGGGAAGCCTCGGCATCGGCAGCCCCGCGCTCGCCTACCAGCACTGGGCGCTTGAGGCGCACGAGTCGGTGCGGCGCGTCTGGGTCGACGACCAGAACCCGCGCGGCCCGGACTCGCTCGACGTCTACATCGCCGGCGACGCCGGCGCGATCTCCTCGGTCGCGGTGGAGGCAGTCAATACCTTCTTCACCGGCGACGTGGACGGGCTGCGGCGCGTGGCGTTCGGTGCAGACCTTCAGGTCAAGTCCGCCAACCGGCTGGACTTACCGCTGCGCGGAACCGTCTACATCCAGTCGAGCTACAACACGCGCGCCACGCAGCTCGAGGTCGTTCGGCGGCTGCGCGACTATTTCAAACTGCTTCCCATCGGCGGAACGCGCATCACCGTGGACGCCGCCGGCCGGGTGATCCTCGGCGAGCTCTTCCGCGCGATGCTGAGCGTCACGGGCGTGCGCAACGTGCAGTTCACGTCGCCGCAAGCCGACCGCGAAGTACGGGCGAACCAAGTGGTCGTGCCCGTCATGCAGTTTGGCTACGTCAGCGTGTGAGACGCGCCAACCCGAGGACCTGACCCATGGCATTCGTCTTCACCAGCAACATCCTCTTGCCGACGCTCGAGGACAAGTTCGGGCACCTCATCATCGCTCTCCGAGACGCGCTCGTTGCGAGCGGCCTCTGGCGCGTGCGCGGCAGCGGCGACGGCAAGGCCGCCGTGCAGCTGATGGGGCAGACGGCGGGACCTTATGACGTCTTCACCGCGAGCCCCGCGTGGTCTCAGGACGCGAGCGTGTTCAACACCGTCCGCAATGGCAGCATCACGCAGCCCAGGGCGTGGCTGTTGCTCGAGGAGATCCCCTCAGGTCGCGTGCTGCTCATGCAGCGCTGTCAGAACACGGGTAGTACGACCGACTCCTCAGCGCTCTCGGTGGGCGTGGCGACCGGCGTGGCGAGCAGCGGCGCGACGGCCATCCAGCCGCCGGCGCTCACGGGTAACAGCGCTTTTCTGGCGGGCAACGCCTGGCCGATCACGTCGCCCAACGTCACGGAGGTGACGTCGAGCAACAGCACGGAGTACGCCATCGGCTCGACGCGACAGTGCTGGCTGCAGATCGCCGTCGAGAACACGGCGCGGGCTGGTAACGTGTGCCCGTGGTGGTTCGCCGTCTGGGACAAGAGCGCCAACATCCCGGTGATGGGCGGCATCTGGGAGTCTCTGACCGACGTCGACACTGGCGTGAACCACCCGCTTGCGTGCGCGTTCGGCTCGTGGTCGCGCGTCTGGGGAACGGTCGGCAACGGCAACACCGGGCCGATCAACGTGAGCTCCGCGTGGCGAGGCGGCGATACCCTCGCGCTCTGCACCACGGGCTACAGCCAGAACATCGGCATCGGCGCGACGCCACCGACCTATCAGGCCCCCGGCAACAACGGCAAGGTGCGGACCGAGCGCCCGTGGCTGCTCGTGCCCGCCCTCGGCAGTCGGCACATCGGGCGGTTCGAGCACGGGTTCATGAATAAGTCCGCGCGGGAGTACCCGACCACCTATGACGTCGCCGGCGCGCAGCCGCGCATCACGCTCGGCCACTTGATCATGCCGTGGACCGCCGTCTCGCCCGAGAGCTCCCCGTAGCCCGCCATGGCGGACTTCACCGACCACCTGTTCGAGGAGCTGGCGCCACTCGAGCTCGGCCGTTGGGACGACGCCGCGAACCTGGTCGACCGGCTGCTGCTCGACGAGGAAGCCTGGCTTCTGCTCGACCCGCCTGACGACGTCCTGAGCGGCATCGACCAGCAACCGCCGCTGCTCACCGTCGCGCCGCCCGGCGGGAGCGTGCTCGGGGCGGATGACCCGGTGGTCATCGAGGCGACCGACGATCGCGTCTTGGCGATCGTCACGGTCTACGCCGGCGACCGCGTGATCTACGACGGCACCGCCTTCTCACCGGACTACGCGACGAGCTCGCGCGTCTTTCTCACCAACGGTGTGCGGCTGATCGTCCGGCGCGTCAATGGCTGGCAGCAGACCGTGAGCGTGGAGGCGGCGGTCATCGACTCGGGCGGCAACCTCCGCCGCGTGCTGACCGAGTTCGAGGGGCCGACTCCGATTCCGCCGGTGGTCGAGACGGGCGGAGGCGGGCTCAGCAACCTCGCCAGCGCGCGCGGAGTAGGGCCGCTGCGAGCTCCGGCGGACTTTCGCGAGCACATGCTGAACCTCGCGCCGCCGTGGCTGGCGGGCGTCTACGGACAGCGCCTCATGGGCGCAATGGGGCTCATCTTCGACGCCATGGCCGAGGGCTCGCTGCGCGGCATGCTGATGCGACACCTTTTGTCGCCACTTTATCCCAAAGACGCGCTGCCGCTGCACGGCGCCGAGCGGCGGCTGCTTCGGTACCCGGGCGAGAGCGAGCAAGGCTACCGCGCGCGCGTCCACGACGCGTGGCGCATCTGGCGCCTAGCCGGCACCTATCAGGGGGTCGAGGAGCAGCTCGGTGCGCTCGGTTTCAAGGACATTCAGTTTCTACCCGCCAAGGCGGGCACCACGCTCGACGATAACCTCGCGCACTGGTCGCGCGTCTGGATCGTCGCGAGCCATCCGCTGGTGAAAACCGTCGGCACGCTTGGCCAGAAGCGCATGCTGGGCGACGGCGGCACCATCGGCTCGACCGCCTCGCGCGAGCTGGTGCAGGCGACCCGCGCGGCGGTCCGGCAGTTCAAGACGGGCCACTTCAAGGTCGAGAACATCGTCCTGGTGCTCTCGGGCGACATCGAGGCCGCGCGGTTCGTCTCGCAGGACCCTTACCGGCGCCCTGCCAACTTGCGCTACTGGGGAGGCTGACTCGTGCCCACCAACTACACCCCGACCGGCCGCGTGCGGACGGTCATCGGGCTGCCCAACGATGGCGACCAGCACGACGCTGCGACCTACAACGGCCCGCTTCAGGCGATAGCAGACAACGCCGCCTACGCGCGCGCAGTCGCCGCCGGCAACTACACCCTCAAGCAAGCGGCGACCGGCGGTGGCGGCACGGTGAGCTTCGCCGCCGGGCTCACCCATGCGATCCCTGTCGGAGGACGGATCGAGAAGACGCTCTCTCTCGGCAGCGACATCGTCCGCTCCTACGACGGCATCAACTGGACGACCGAGTTCACGCCGGAGTACGCCAAGAACGCCGCCGCCTACTCGTATCCGCTGAACCTGTGGGTCGCGATCGGCGAGGACGGCATCCATACCTCCGATGGCTCCGGCGCCTGGGTCATGCGCTCCATGCCCGCGCAGTATTCCATCCGGGGCATCGCCGTCGGGCCGGCGGGCGAGCTCGTCGTCGTCGGCGACATGACCGAGGTCGAAGCCTACGTCCTCTGGTCTGCAGACGGCGTGGCCTGGGCGCAGCAAGCGAGCGGGCTCGACGACGGCCTCTTCGACGTGGAGTACGGCCTCGGGACCTTTGTCGCCGTGGGCGGCAACAGTCTGCGGCCGCGGATCATCGCGAGTCCCGACGGTCTGAGCTGGGGCGAGACCTACACGGTCCCGCCGCTCAAGGCGCGACTGAACCGCGTCTGCTTCAACGGCCGCGTGTTTGCGGCGGTCTCCACCAAGGGCGAGATCGTCGTCAGCGAGACCGGCTACTCGTGGGAGCTGCGCGAGACGACCTACCCGAGCGGGTTCGGCAACGGCATCGCGGCAGACCCCGTGAGCGGCGCCATCGTCGCCTCGGCGGGTCCCTACGGGCAGCTCGCCGTCTCGTTTGATGATGGCTTCACGTGGGAGCGGCGCGCCGTCAACGGCCCCACCGGCATCCTGCAGTGGACCGCCGTGGGGTTTGCGCACGGCCGGTTTCTGCTCGGCAACCAGTTTGGCGACATCGCCGTCGGACTCCGACGGTAAGAGGGCAGACGATGGCCAACGAGTCCTGGATTGCCGACCTCCTCGGCTACAAGCACATCGCCGTCGGCGAGCTCGGGACCAACCTGCCGCCGCGCGATCGTCTCTGGCTCAAGGGCGTCGGCGTCGTGGTGGAAGACGACATCGCTTCTTCGTCCACCAAGGTCACCGTCTCGGGCGGCGGAGGGGAGGGCGGGGCTGGCGTGGCGTACAAGGCGCCCGTCCGCCTCGCCACCACCACGAACATCATGCTGTCCGGGCTGTTCCCGATTGACGGCATCACGCCCAACGACGGAGACCGCATCCTCGTCCGGCTAAACTCGGTCGGGGCGGAGAACGGCCTCTATAACGCGAGCTCCGTGAGCTGGACGCGCACCGAGGACGCCGACACCGGCAGCGAGGTCGCGGGGATGATGCTCGTCCCGGTGCAGGAGGGCGACAGCCTCGGCGACCACGTCTTTTACCTGCAGTCGGACGAGCCCTTCGTCATCGGCGCCTCGCCTCTCGTGTTCGGGGATCTCACGGCCGGAGATGCGGCGAGCGTCATGGGCTTTGACATCGACCCGGCTTCGGTCTCGGTGCTCCCGGATGGCGTGCTCGGCGGCAAGGCGGGCAGTCCGCTGGGCCTTGCCTTCCGCCGCGTCATGAATGGGGACGTCGCGAGCAACGCCGCCATCGCCGTCAGCAAACTCGGCGCGCTTCCAGCTGACAATGGCCGCGTCCTGCGCGTCGGCGCGGGGCTGGCGGCGTGGTCGGCGCTGACGCAGGGCGACCTCGGCGAGCAGGTGATCACGCCGGCGGCGCTCAGCGGCAACCTCGACAACTACTCGCCGAGCAACTGGTCGACCGCCACCGTGGTCTGCCTCTCGGGAGAGGGGCGGCTGTCGGGGCTGGGGCCTGCGTCCGCCAAGCGCAAGATCCTCGTCAACATGGGCGACGGCATCATCGAGCTCGAGTCCGGCTCGCAGACCCAGTCGCCGCCGTCCAACCGCCTCTGGACCCATGGCGCGATGTACATGGCGCTGGCGCCTGGCGAGAGCGTGACCGTCGTATTCCAGGGGACCGCATGGATGGTGGTGGGGTCCTACTTCTCGCCCTCGTCGAGGCGCCAGGTGGACCTGAGCAACGCGCTCGAGGGCGGTTCGTGGGCGGTCTCGAAGAGCCCGGGCCTGCCGCCGCGCTGGACCTGTCCGGTCACCAGCGCGACGGAGCTGTGGATCAACCTGCCCATGAGCCCCAACGAACGCATCTCGCGCGTGTCTGCGCGGGTCGAGCACGGGGCTGCGCTCTCGGGCGCCAAGCTCTCGGTCCGCATCCTCGATTGCCAGCTGTCGACGTACTCGCAGCTGGCGAGCGCGACGGGAGACACGACGAGCGGCGTCCATGATCTCGATACGGGCTTCTTCGGCGAATACAACGTCCGCTTCTACGACGAGGACCGGACGCTCATCTACGCGGTGGTGGAGAACGCGCCCGACGTCGTCAACGCGCTCTACAGCATCGTCCGCTACGTCTGACCCTTTGGAGGTTTCATGGCTACAAAAGCCCAAACAGCCAGCGCACTCAGCTCCACTGGGCTCGCCGACTCCAGCATCGCGGCCACGAGCTTGCGCGGTCCGGTGCGCGGCGAGGTCCACGCCATCGCGGTGGGGGCGAGCAGCAAGACCTACGTCGTGCCCGACGAGTGGCGCGGCATTTTCGTGCGCGTGCAGGCGGAGGGCGCAGACCTGTACATCCAGGTCTCGACCAGCGCCACGCCGGCCACGTGCGACAAGGCGGCGCGCTCCGGAGAGGCGGGCTCGCCCGTGGTGCTGACGGCGCCGGCGGGCGGCTGCTATCGCGTCGCGGACGGCGACTCCGAGGACATGCAGTTTCCGCCCGACGCCACGACGTTCGCGATCCAGGCGTCTGGCAGCGGCTGCGCGCGCTGTCACCCGTCGGAGACCTGAGCCCGTGCAGCGCCGCATCCCGCAACTGATGCGCCGGCGGAGCGGAGGACGGGCAGGGCCTCAGAACGGGGAGCTCTCGGAACCCAAGCCGCCCGTCGAGCCGGAGGAGCCGCCTCCTGAGACCGAGCCCACCGCGCTTGCGTTCGGCGTCGGCGCGCTGTTCGGCTGAGCGCGGCCCTCAACCCTGAAGGTGAACGATGTCTGCTCAAATGCGTTTCGTGGTCGAGGGCCGGCCGGACTCTCCCGACAACCAGTCGCGGCATGATTTGTCGCCGGGCAAGCTGGTCACCGTCAAAAACCTCAGCCCGGGCGCGGCCAACTCGCTTGAGATCCTCTGGATGCCTCGCGGCGACATGGCGGCGGTGGTCGCGATGAATAGCAGCAGCGCGCCGGCGGAGTGGTCCTTTCGACCTGACGCTGGCGCGGTGGGCACCTATCGCGTGCGGCTCACCGTGGACGGGCAATCGCTCACGCGCGAGCTCGCCATCCTGACGCCCAACCGCCAGCTGAGAATCCCGGCGCTGTGCGAGCGTGGCAGCGCCGAGGCGAGCTGGGTCAGCAAGGACACCGCCGCCGTCAAGGCCGCGTCGGAGAACAACGCCCTCTACGCGGGCGACCCGCGCGTGCCTGGGGAAAACTACAGCGGCTACTACCTCGACCTCGAGAAGCTCTACCTCACCGTCGATGAGCTGGCGGGCGCGGTCGACGCGCTGCCGAGTGGCGGAGGCAGCAGCAGTTCCTCCGACGACGTCTCGAATGCCTCTGCCGTCACGGGCCCGAACGTCACCGCAGCACTCAACACGCTCAACGCGCGACCGGCCGGCATCACGAACGCGATCAATACGTCGGCCGTCGCGGGTCCATGGCAAGCGTCGATCATCTCCGGCAAGGTCGGCTCCGATCTCGTCCTCAAGAAACTCCGCGCGCTCAATAACATCGGATTCACGATCGACGCGGACGAGATACAGCTCTCCGCAAAGGTTTCCGCGGCTCGCACCATCGCGGCGACGTTGACCGGCCCTACCGACTCAAGTGCACAGTTCGGGAGCGGCGAAAACTTCGACGACGCCTCCGCGATCTCGTTGAGCGCGGCAACTCCGCAAAATCTGCTAGGCATGCCCTCGCCGTCATCGGACGGCCGAGTCCGTACTTACGTCCTCTACAATCCCGGCCCGGCCGCGATCACGATCAAGCACAACGCGGACATGGTTCACGGCGCCGGGTTTTGCCTATCGACTCCCGGCGGCGTTGACTACGTTTTCAAGCCGAACGCCGTCGCGCTGGCCATCAAGGCGGACTACTTCACGCCGTATGTGATCCGTCCGCTCGCCACGGCGGCGGACCTCACGGTGGCGAGCGTGTTCGGCCGGACCGGCGCGGTGGTTCCCGCCGCGGATGACTACCTCGCGTCGCAAGTAAAAAACGACGCTGGCGTGGCTGGCGCGACGGTGGCCGCGGCGCTCAACACACTCAACGCCAAGCCGATCCCGTCCGGCTCCAATGACATCGCCAACCAGTCGACGGTGCCCTCCGGCGGCGCCACCGTAACCACGGCGCTCAACGCACTACAAACGGCGCTCGCGAGCGCCGGCGGCGCGGGTGTGGCCATCGTCAACCAATCCGGCACCGCCTACACGTTCGCGCTGACCGACGCCGACAAGCTCGTCGTGTCGACGAACGCAGCACTCCAGACCCTTACTATCCCGGTGGGGCATCCGATCGGGACCGTGCTTTCGGCGATGCAAGAGGGCGCGGGGCAGCTCCAGTTTACTTGCGCGGAGAACATCAACACGCCGCTCTCATTCAAGACGCGCAAGCAATACTCCATCATCTACGCGACCAAGATCGCGGCCGGGCAGTGGCGCGTCTCGGGAGACATGGCGTGAGACCCGCCTACGCAATGCGCCCCGCCTCGCTCGCTGCCGCGCTCGGCGTGGAGTTTCAGTGGCGCGCGGACCAGGCGATTCTCGACGGCAGCAACAACGTGATCGGCGTGCAGAATCTGCGCGGCCCCGACACGCTCCAGCTCGGCACGGGCTCGGCTGCGCTTGGGCCGCTCGTTACGGACGCGAAGTTCAACGGGCAGCCCACCGTCCAGTTCACGGGCACGCAGTGGCTCGACAGCACAGCGCTCAAAGCGAGCTTCAACTACATCAACAAAAGCAACTGCCAGATCGTGCACGTGTTCTCAGTAGACAACGTCACTGGCGACAAGACGGTCGGCAGCACCGGCTACGGCCAGAACGGCCATAACGACGGCATCACCGGCACGCAGACCTACGTAACTCTCTGGGCGGACTCGGGGCTGGTCGTCAATGACACTTACAACGCGAACCTCGTCGCGAACACGCCGACCGTATGGGACGTGCGCTGCAAAAAAGGCGAGCTGTTCGAGTTCTCGCAGACCGTCAACCGCAAGTGGAAGGCACTCGCGACGATCGGCGGTCTGTCCACGACGCCAGCCGTCTACACGTACCGAATCGGAGCCCAGGCGCAGAACAACACAGCTGCCGGAAACAAGCCGCTGGTCGGCCGCTGGGCAGAGACGCTGATCATTCCGCGTGTGATGGGCGAGTACGAGACGCAGTTATTGAGAGACTATTTCTTCGACCGCTACGGCACCGTCACGTTCCCGCTCGACGACCTGTCGAGCACGATCCTGCGGCTCGAACCGTTCTCCTGGACGCGGCCGGACTTCGTGACGAACGTGAGCAATCTGCTCGATAGCTATCAAGACGTCGCCACGGTCGGGCTCAACTGGACGCATAACTACTCGTACAAGACGCCTCCGCCCGTCGCCGAGCCGCTGCTCAACAACCAGCTCGCCGCGACGTTTACTGCCATCCAGTATTACGAGGTCGTCACCAAAGCATCGTTCCTGTGCGATGGATCGGGGATGGAGGTATGGGCTGGATTCCTGCCGACCTCGTTCGCGCAAGACCAGTATTTCCTTGCGCAGATGTACGGCGTCGCGATGGAGTTTCTGATCACGGCTACCGGCCTGCTCAGGCTAAACATCCGAACCGCGACATCGTCTTACGCCGTCAGCGCGTCCTCGCCGTCGCCGCTCGTGCTCAATCAACCGGTCTTCGTGGGCTGCTATTACCAGGAGGGCCGACCCGGCAATGAGTGGGCGCTCTACATCAGGTCGACGCAGGTCGCATCGGGCAACAGCACCACGCCGCCGGCGGTGCCTGGCGTCAATCAGTACGTTCTCATCGGCGCGCACGATGAGCAGGTCAACAACTCGCTGCGCGGCAAGCTGACCGACGTCGTGATTTTCAAGCGCGTGCTGACTGACGCCGAGCGCGGCGTCATGCCTGCCTACTTTGCTGGTCGCTATGCGATGGCCACGTGAGTGACATGGTGGGCGCAGCACGGCGACGAGCTGGTGGCCAAGGCTGGCGGCGCAGTCGCTGCCATAGACTCCGCTACGCGATGTCGGCGATCTGAGCGTTTGGAGGAAACCGCATGCAGAGCCACCGCCCTTCAGTCCGGCCGGAGTTCTCCGGCAGCCGTCTCGCCGCAGCTCTGGTGGTCGCGCTGTTCCTGTCGGGCTTTCCGCTCGTCGTGACCCTCTTCACCTCCTGCGCCACCTCCGCCGCCAACACTCAGGAGGCGGTGGTGCGTTCGTCGCTGAGCCTGCTGGCGGATGTCGTGGACCCCTTCTATCAGGT